GACCGGGGCAGGAGGGGCGGGCTTGCTGTCAGCGGACGCAGACTTTGTAAAGCCGTTGAAGCCGCCGTTCTGGATAATGGCAGGATAATCCACATAGGCGTAGTCCATATCCACATTACCACTGATGCCGTCAACAGAGCCCTTGGAAGAATACTGCCATATGCCGTAGTCGCCCTTATAGGAGCATTTGCTCGCATACTGCGCTACCCAGTGAGCGTATGGCGTGAGTTTCGTGTCATCCATGCGCTCCTTGAAACCGGAAACAGCGGAGCCATAGATCCCGACGAAGTATCCGGCATCTTCCATAGTTTCACAGAAAGCAATGGTGGCCTCAGTGATTCCGGCCTTGGCAGAGGCAGGCTGCGCTTCGTTATCCATGTAGACCGGGTATTCCAGCTGCTTGCCCTTCAGGATTTGCAGGAAGCGCTCGGCATCTGCTTTTCCGGCGGCAGCAGTCACGCAGTCCTTTCCGACAAAGTAATAAGCGCCGATGGGAATACCGGCAGCCTTCGCGCCTTTGTAATTTGCTTCCCATTTGCTGTCCGTATAAAAACCGGCATCGGAGCCGCCAGCTTTGATGATGGCAAACTCGATACCGGCCTTTTTGACCTTATTCCAGTCAATGGTTCCCTGCCAATGACTGACGTCGATTCCTTTTCTCGTCATGTTATTTTTCCTCCTCATCGTGACGGTCGTGGAGCTGCTCCAAGACCTCCTTTAATTTCTCCGGTACCGGCAGGCCGAGGTGTGCTGCGTTCTCCGTCAGCGATAGTCCTTCATTGGACAGGTAGAAGAAGATGATCGCCGTGCGGAGCACTCCCGGATGGCTGAGTACCTGAACATCAATGACGTTTCCGATGCCTACCAGCAGGAAGATCAGCACCTTGCGGCAGATTCCCTTAAAGCCGACCTCGCTTGAGAGCTTTTTGTCTGTGATGGCACACATGATGCCGGTAAGGTAATCGCAGGTCACAAAGATCACAAGTGCAATCAAGAGCCCGTCACAGCCGCCAAGGAAATAGCCAAGCCAGCCTCCGACAGCGGCAAATACCAGTTGGATCGTGTTCCAGAATTCTTTCATGAGAAAATCCCTCCTTTGTGCAAAATAAAAGCCGCCTGCATTTTGCAGACAGCCTCGTGAACTGTATCCGTGTATGAAGTTATATCTGTTTCGGCAGTGCTTCCCAGAGCCGCATATCCTCCTGTCCCAGCGACCACATGGCAAAGCCTCGCACTCCCCAGCGGTAGGCTGCTTCGTTTGCCCAGTAAACGAGCGAATCCACATCCTGATAGTAGAGGATGGAAAAGCCGTCTGCGTCTCCGAGAAAGAGCCTTGCTATCCAGATGTTGATATCCTTTGGCGTGATGGTCACCGTATAATCGTTCCCACAGGTCAGGGCAAGCTCATGGGAGTGGTAGAACTCATAATCCAGAGAAATGCTCTCGCTGCGTGTCGCATCCTCCTCGATATCCGAGGTCAGCGTAAACACCTGAAATTCCGTATCCCATGTGGCGTTCGACCGGCTGATCCTTCCATACTGCGTAACTGTGCCATCCGGGAAGGTAACATCAAAGCGCTCGTAGGGCTCGTAAGTCCATGCATCGCCAAGGCGGAGCAGCTCGCAGACCGTCCGGTTATCTGACCGGTATCCGGCATAGCCTCCGGAAAAGCCGCTGACCGTAGCTGTGAAGCGAAGCGTATAGGAAGAACCGGAATAAACACGCGCCTTGTTTCCACGGATACGCAACTCGACCGTGTACATGGATGGATCGGTACGCAGGTCTGCATTTGCTGTTCGCTCTATGGTCTGGCTGTAGCTGCCAAGGAGCGTGCTGCCGTTATAAAGCTCCACAGCCTGAGAATCATAATTTAGGCAGCAGAACAGATCACCACAGAATACTCCGGCTTTGCCACTTCCTGTCACAGGAAAAGCCAGCCTTGCCCGCAGGTGAATATCGGAAAAACCATCGTATCGCCATGCGAGCTTTCCGGAGCCGTCAAGCTGAGAGTAAACGCGGCTTTCGGAATATTCATCCTCGCACCATACCTTCCAAGAGCCTGAAAGCGTCGTCCAGTAGTTTGTTTGCAGCACACCGTAGTCCCGGAAATCCTCATACCAGATGAGGGCAGAGTCTGGCTTTCGCCTCAGCATTTCACAGGTGAGCTTGAAGGCTCTATCCGGCTGACACTCGTTGCCGTCCACGTCGATAAAGTGGCGTGGAGAGAGTGTAAAGGTCGCGCTGCCTGAAGAGGGAGCCTCCGAAAAGCTGCTGCAAACACGGTAGCCGTAAAACTGTACGCCTTTTACATCTACGGATATCACGATGGTGTGCGTCCCGGCAGATAGTGAAATGTTGCTGGCGAGCGTCGTCCAGAAGGTGCTTCTCCAATATGGCCACCAGAGCCTGCTTTCCGTAAAATGCGTCGTGTTGCCGTCAATCGAAACATAGATGCCGTTTTTATCCCAGAAGGGATAGCAGAGGCGGATGGCGATGTCGTAGGTTCCGGCGCTTGATACGGAAAAGGTATATGTGGCAGAGCCAGCGTCACCGAGAGTGGCCACACCATTTTCAAAGGATACAATGCCGGAGTAGGAGCTTGTCGTTCCATCCGCATCCACATAAATGGTGCCGAACTCTGTGTGTTGCTCTTTGCTGTAAGCCGTCAGGTAATGCCTCCTGTTATAGGTTCCGTTCATCAGAGGATACTCATAGCTTGTGGCATCTCTGCCTTCCATGAAGTCGTAGACTTGCGGAAGCGCCCAAGGCACCATATCGTAGTCATCCCAATATGCGAGGAGCGGGATGAAGGGCTGCGGAGGAGCATCGTCCGTGAAGTTGTATTGCCCGGTCATCCAGTTCTTTGCCGCGTAATAGGTATTTGATGTGCCGCGATAGGTTTTACCGAGGTTTGCAGGAAGGTCATAAATCTGCCAGTTCCATCCGTATGCAGGAAGGCCGAAGAATATCTTCTCCGGATTCATGACTGTGACCGCATAGTCGTAAATGCCCTCCAGCCAGTCCCTTGGAGAGACGGCTCCGGGAGCAGAGCCTGCCCACGCCATGCCATAGCTCATGATGGCCGCCGTATCGCAGTAAGCATTGAGGTCGCCGTAAACGCACCAGTTCTCGCCGCCGACCGAGCCGTTGATGGAATTCATACCCGGCAGGCAGATGTTTATGAGTTTGCTGTTATCATAGCCTTTTACTGTGTTATAGATATTCCGAAACATTGCCGTGGAGGCAGCGTGCGTGGAATACCCGTCGCCCTTCTCAAGGTCAATGTCGATGCCGTCGCACCACGGGTATTTTTCCATAATGCGGACGATCTCCGAAAGGAAGGTGTCCTGAGCACCGTCGGTGTTATCCCGGAGAGCTGCAAAGATACTGTTCGTGCCATCATTGGATATCGTCAGGAGCCATTTGATATGCGGCCATCTATTGATGTAGGTCAGCATATTGGAAATGGCCACGCCGCTTTCCGTAATGATACCGGTGCGCGATACCTTAAAAGAAAAGAGACCTACCTGCGAGAGGCGGTCTCCATATGCGGCAAGTGCCTGATACATTCTGGAATTGCCCATGAATGTCCAGACCATGCATTTGCGGCCTTTCAAATAATCATAGCTCATAGGGCATCACCTCCGTCCTGCATTTCCTGAAACTCAACATAGATGCGTGCAGACTTTTTATCTGCCACAGTAATCGGGTGCTTGCTGTCACCGGCAGCAGAGTATTGGAAAAAGCCGTCCTTGGATGTTGCAGAGCCGTTCTTCAGGCACTCCCTTGTAGAGGCAAAAAGGTCAAATTCATCACCGGCAGCAGCCGCTGCTTTGAAAGTTGCCTTATGAGCACCTTCACCCAGCGCAAGCGATATACACCCGGCAGCCATCGCCTGAATCGGATAGACCTTGTAGTCAAGACCGGCAGCAGTGGTACCGAGATTGAAGATGACGCAGGTAGCAGCGGAGCGGACGATACCGTTATAAAACCTCTTTCCGTCTGTAGCATCATCGCCATCGTATTTTTCCAGAAACGTTTCGGTGTTGATGACAAAGCCTGTGACTTTATCGCCTTCCTGCAGCATCAAGTCGGTAAACCAGACCGAACCGGTGCAATCTATGACGGTGGGCTTTACCGTGATGTTTACGACGCGCTTATCCTGCTTTTTTGTAATTGTCTCTGTAAAGCGTGTAAACTCCGGCATTTATCCGTCCTCCGTCCATTGAATTTCTGATACATGGCCTACCCAGCCGGTGGCGATGGAGCCGCCCTGCAGGAGCATATCTGTTATATATACAGTTCCAGTGCAGTCGGTCACGCATACCCGGATGGTGATCTTTGTGACGCGGCCATACTGAGGAGAGACATCCTGTGCCACGTGTGTAAATGAAGCCATAGAAATCCCTCCTTCAGATCAGGTCTATAAATCGTGTTTCCGTTGTTCCGTCCTCGTATTCAAAGGTCACCTCAATGCCCACCTGTCCATTCGTACCTTTTGAGAGATTCTCAGAGGCAATCTGCGCCGAAAAGGTATAGCACTGCCGGTTGGCGGGCGTTATGGTCTGTGAAAGACTCTTTGTGGTATTCAGCGCACCTTCGCATTTGAAGGAAGCCGTGCCGGATACGCCATTATCTGCATCCACGGTAAATCCGGAGTTTTGCCAGTAGGTAAGACCGGAATCTGCTCTGGAATTACGCAGGTGATTAAACGGCACCAGATCCTTCATTTCCTGACTGTCTATCAGATCGGTAGACTCCAGCGTATCGGCTGCGCTATCCCAGCGTGAGGAGGAATCGCCCAGCTCCCGGAGGGTAGTGGAAAGCTCCAGCACCGTATTCCAAGGCTCCTGCAGGTTGTATTCCCTGCGGACGATTCTGGTCTTTACAGACAGGTTCAGGTCATCATCCTTCACCATGACCGTATCGCCCAGCGCCCATGTTTCATGTTCATAGCCGGTCAATACTGACAGATCCATCGCCTTTAGCACATAGGAGATACGCGGAGAGGCATAGTCTGCAAGTCGCATGTTGGCATATTCCAGCATCTGATATGGATTGGTGAAGTTCGAGCAATCCAGCGTAGCAATTCGTATTTCGGAAGTATAGGTCGTGTCCTGCACATATTCGTTGCCGCCATTGATCGAAGCAAAGGTCATGCCGTCCTTGCCATAGGCGTAAAGCCTTGTAATCAGGCTGGTCGTATCAATGACGCGTTGGATGGATTTCATATTTTTCTTGTAGCAGAACAGTACGCCGGAATCCTCACCGGAGAAGGTTAGGAGCTTCACGATCCTGTTTGCGTTATCAAAAATCAGGTCGCCGCCGTGAATGTTCTGTACTGCACGCAAAATTGCCAGCGCGTTTTTCTCAGAGCAAGTCCAAGTACGCTTTGTGGAGACATTAACTGTGCCCACATCCCAGTCGGTACCCTGCAGGGCATAAGCCATCGGCACATCAGCCGTGTCTGCGTTAAAGGTAATCTCGTCCTTTTTTACGGAGTAGGCAAGGTCATAGAATGCCGCTTCCGCATAGACCGTTGTGATGGCCTTGCCGCTTTCTTCCTTATCATCCGTAATCGTGCGGATACGATAGGTGTCGCTGACAATTCGCACGGTCTTTTCGTTATCGATATAGGCGCGTTTGCTGTCCTGAAACGGCAGTTTAAATTCCAGCTCATCCACGCCGTTGATCTCACTGGTCACAATGATGTCATAGGCGTTATCCAGCACAGCTTCCACATTCCCGTCTGAGTCCAGAATGACCGGTCTTGCATAGCCAAGTTTGGTATAGAGCGGCTTTGGATTATCGTATAGGCTGATAGATGTCAGCGTAGGCGTCCTTGCTGCATTTGTGGTAGAGAGCGTGACGCGGTATTTAATATATTTCTTTGAAGGAGATTCCAGCTCGCCGTTTGCACCGACAGCCTGCCACTCAGTCCAAGTGGAGAGGTCATCTGAGGTAGCTGTTTCCACAAGTGAGATAGAGGTCTCTCCCGGAGAGTAATCTGCCTTAACAGAAACTCTGCCGTTACCAGTCACGCCACAGTCCCTTGCTGCAGTAATGAGCTGTCCGCTTGACGGATAGACAGAGTCTGTAGCTCGAAGCGTAACGACATCCGGTGTCGTCAGAGCGTCCACATCACCGGTCAGATCTGCACCGTTTGCGGAGAGCGATTCCAGAAAATATTCTGCAAGGTCATCGGCAGTTAGATCAGAATCACAGTCGAGGAACCAATCATCAAAGCCGCCTGCATACCAGTAGGAGTCTGCGTGCATTCCCCAGATGAGGTCAGCCACACAGCTACGGTTCAGCTCTCCGGTAAAGGTCAGCACACTTGACTGCCAAATCGTGCCGGAGCTCTTATCGCCAAGGATGTATTGCGCTGTCTTGGCATTTGGCTTAATCACGCATGCGATAAAATACCAGTAGCCGTTTAGCAAAGAGAATGATGGCGTTACAGACGTATCGAGGATCAGAGAACCGGAGGAGTTATACAGCATAATCCTCGGTTTTCCTCTGATCAGCGACAGATAGAAAATCGGCTGCCCGGAACCGTAGCGGGTATTCAAGATCGGAGTATAGGTGTTGCCGACTGAATATGTCGTGGGCTTCATCCAGCCGCCGACCACGATGGTTTCACCGAGGCTTGAGAAGATGCTGCCGTCGTTTTCTACCTTCAGGTAGGTTTTCTCCGATGAAGGATTATTGATGTTCATCTGAAAATAGCGACCGAAATTGCCTGTTTTCATATCTGCGGTTGTTCCGCTCCAGTTATGAATATATGCCTTGCGATCCTTCCCGGAGGAATCCACCAGATAATCATCTGCATCCGGTTCGGACTCGTTAAAACGCCAGAGACCGTCGGGAGCCCATGCAGCCGGGAACTCGCCGGTGAAGGCATCTTGGGTATTCAATATATTTTTAAGAGCCATGCAATATCACCTCCAGCGGCTTCTGGCTTGAATGTTCAGTTCCGTAAATGTTGTACTCGTACCGACTGCAGCAATCACGATGGTATTATCTCCCGTATTTAAGACCGGGAAATTCAGCTCCGACAAAAGCGGGAGACCGTTTCGGAGGGTTTCTCCGTTAGAGTCAACTACTTTTGCCGTCATCAGATCGGAGTCAATAATCAATGTTTCTCCGGCGGCAAGCCGTCCAATGATCTGTAGCTCGCTGCCGTTTGTGGTTATGGAGATATACGAGTCCGTCCCGGAAGGAATTACACCCGTTAAGGAGTAGACCGGGTAGGACTCGATATTCCCAAGAGCGCGAGACGCGGTAAAGGTTCCGGTTTCCGCAAAATCAAAGGTCTCGTCTGATATGGCATAGCCATAAGGGTCTGGGCAGAAAAATTCCAGATCAAAGGTGCAGGAATTACGGACTGCCCGGTCAAAGGAGAATCCGGATGTAAGCCTTGCTTCATACACTCGTCCCGGTTCCTTGTCCAGAATGAGCTGGCAGAGGCCGTTATCCGGATTCAGCCATTCAATAATAGCGTCCTTCTTTGAAAGAAACTGCTCGTCTGTTTTTCCCGGAGGAATGAAGCAGGAAATCAGTATCTTTCGCTCGGATACCGTTTCTCCGAAATCAAATACACCGTGCCGTCCGGGCATGGTGATCGTGTTGTTCCTAAGATCCGGCATCCGGTATTCGTTTGTAATTCTTGTCGCAAGTCCCATAGACTGGGAGGTTGTTCCGTTAAATGAAAATCCCATGTTACACCAGTCCTTTCGCCCTGCGCCCGGCAGTCAGCAGAGTATTGAGCTGCTGAGAAATCTTCCGGATATCGTCGTCGCTTCTGACACTCATTTCCTCGATATTGATGAGAGGCTGGTCACCTGAAACACTGAGAGTAGCGCTGCTTACTGCATCCTGAATCATGGAGCGCAGCGAGCTCACACCGACCACAGCTTCATCACCGGCCTCACCGCCGCCAAGAAGCGTGCCGCCGCTCTGGCCGAAGATGGTCGCATCCTTTAAGATCATGCCGCCGGACATCGCCTTCTTATACCAGTCCACAGAAAAGTGCGGTATGGATGGCGGGTTCAGCGAAAAGCTGCCTGTGATGGAGAAATGCGGCAGCTTGATCTTCGGCAGGCTCCAGCTGAAATTGAATACGCTCTTTAGCTTGTTTACGATGCCGGATACCGTGCTCCAGATGGTATTGAACACATTCGAGATGGTACTCTTGATTCCATTTACGATATTGGACACCGTGCTCTTGATCGCATTGAAGCCGTTGCTGATGCCGGATTTCATGGTATTCACCACATTCATGACCGCGCTCTTTATGCCGTTCCAAACGGAAGTGACCACGCTCTTTACGGCATTGAAAATCGTAGAGGTCGTAGTCTTGATGGCATTCCATGCGGTGGTGATGACCGTCTTTATGGCATTCACGACAGTTTCAACAGCTGTTTTTATCGCGTTCCAAACAGTAGTAACCACGGTTTTTATCACGTTCAGGACGGTTTCGATGATCGTCTTGTAGATATTGAAGTAAGTAGTCACCACAGTTTTGATTGCATTGAATATTGTTTCAAAAAAGCTCTTGATGCCATTCCAGATCGTAGAGATAACCGTCTTTATGGCATTCATCACGGTTTCGACCGTGCTTTTTATCGTATTCCAAGCTGTGGTAAGAAAACTGCTGATTGCATTTACCACAGTGGTGAAGGTGTTCTTTATTACCTCCCAGACACTGACGAAGAAGTCCTTGATCGCCGTCCATACAGTAATGGCGATCTCCTTGACCTTTTCCCAGAGGTTGATCCAGAATTCTCTGAAGCCCTCGCAGTTGTTCCACAGGTAGATAAATGCAGCTACCAGTAGACCGATGGCCGTAATGATCAGGCCTATCGGATTTGCCGCCATGACAGCATTCAGACCAGCCATCGCCGTCTTTACTCCGGCCATAGCAGTGGTAACAGTAGGAATAATCGTCATAATGGTACCAACAGCGGATATAACTTTGCCGACGATTATAAGTACCGGCCCGATTGCAGCAGCCACGAGCGCAATTTTTACGATCATCTGCTGCATAGGCTCTCCGAGGTTGTTCCACCATTCGGCGAGGGATTTTAGCTTGTCAGAGAGCTCTTTTAGGACAGGAGCAAGAACTGACATCAGGGAGTTGCCGACCTCTGCACCGGTTTCCTTCAGAGAATTCATCGTCATCTGAAACTGGTCAATCGGGTCGAGAGTCTCATTGAAGGTGTTCTCGACACTGCCTTCAAAATCTCCGAGGAAGCTGGAGAAATCCGACAGGTTGAGCTTTCCGGTCTGCACGGCATTATAAATGGAGGCACCGGCCTTACTTCCGAAAAGGTCATAAGCCGCTTGCAGCTTTTCTGCATCGCTGCCGCTTCCCTGCATGGTAGCAGAAAATTCCGCAAGCACCTGATCCAGTGTTTTACCGTCTGCCGTTGCATTCTTCATGGCAGTCTTTAAACCCATCATAGCGGCAGAGGTATCAAGACCGGACATTTCAACCATGCCCATAAAGCCAGCGGCCTGCTGGGCAGTGAGTCCCATTTCCTTCAGCTGCGCGGCATTGGAGGAGAGGGCGTTTGCCAGTGTATCCATATCAATGCCGGTGGCCTGACCGGTGGCATTTAAAGCATCCAGAAGATTATCCGCCTCAGAAGCGTCCATGCCGAAGGCGTTCATGACGGAGGATACATTGTCGATAGATGTCGAAACATCGGTATCATTGAGCTGGGCAAACTTGATGAATTTTGCCGAGAGGTCATCCAGCGCCTGCTCGGTCAGGCCGAAACGGGTGTTGACCTCGCCGACAGCAGCACCGGCAGTTTCAAAGTCCGTCGGTATCTCCGTGGCGAGGTCTTTTACGATCTGGCACATATCCTCCAGCTCATCGCCGGTAGCACCAGTTTTCTGCGCAACGATGTCGAGGCCAGCATCCACCTCGTTAAAGGCAGCAATGGAGGCAGCACCGATGGCGACAATGGGAGCCGTTACATGCGTCGATAGGCTCGTGCCGACATCAGATATTTTCCCGCCGACCTCCTGCAGTTTAGAGCCGGTCGCCCGGAGTGTTGCCGTGATAGAAGTATCTGTTTCCCGACACTGCTGTTCGAGGTTTTTGAGCTCGTTTTCGGTCTCTATGATCTCACGCTGCCATGCATCATATTGCTGCTGGGTGACGGTACCGTTTTTAAGTCCAGCATCCATCTGGTCTTGCACGGACTTCAGCTGTGTGAGCTTTTCCTTCGTTTCGGAGACTGCCTGTTGTAGGAGCTTCTGTTTCTGTTCGAGCAGCGCGGTATTTGTCGGGTCGAGCTTTAGGAGTTTGTTGACGTCCTTTAGCTGCGACTGAGTTGATTTGATTTCTTTGTTTACGCCGGAGAGGGCTTTGGAAAGGCCGGTCGTATCGCCGCCGATTTCCACGGTTATGCCTTTTATTCTGTCAGCCATGCGATGACCTCCTTCCTGTTAAAATCGATCCATCTGCTCCTGTGTCGCGAGCGCAGGATAGTTGAAATCGTCGTTGCTCATTTCTGCATACATGTCATTGACAGTCCCGATAGTGAGCAGGTCGAGCTCCGAGATGGAAAGCCCGATCTGCACACACCGGAGTAAAAAGAGCGGGGTTGTCATTTCCCGCTCTGTCGGATGATGTTTTTTTTAGATTCCACCTGCTGTTCCACATTGAGTCCCCACAGCTCGATGATCTGAGGCAGGATTTCATAAATGGAGAAGGTGTTGAACTGGTCGAGCCAGTCCTCCGGAGTATCCGGGACATCAGGATTCTGATGCTTTGCCATCAGCCATGCGATGTTCTCAAAAAGCTCCAGACTGAAAGTGTCCAGATTGGAGCTTTCTGCGTCGTTTTCATCGATGCCTTTCTGCAGCTCGTTTAAATCCTTGTAAATATCCCTGTGGAACTTATTTCTGTAAAGGCGAGGAATGGCGGCTGAGGCGCGGAACTGCACCTCTTTGCCGTCAACCTCGATTGTTTTTGTTACTGCCATATCGCGCCTCCTTATTCACCGCTACTTACTGAAGCACTCGGCTCATATACAGAGCTGTACCAAGCGTCGTAAACAGCATTTGTAGTGTTCGTACCGGTTTTGACCTTCACAATGCCGGAAGGGAGCGGAGAAGCTGTGATGGAGAGCGTCTCTGTCTGCACCTCGGTAGAGTCCTCCTTGGTGCTGCCGGTGACAGAAGGGCGGGTCGCGCTGCAGTAATACATGCAGTGACGGATCTTTCTCTGGTCGCCAGAAAACTCAAAAAGCAGTGCGAAATGCTCCGGCTCTACATCCTTGTTCTCAACAATGACGCCGTTTGCATCCTCAGTCTCATGCATGACATCCGTAAGAAAGCTCTCCGGGATCAGCGCCAGTTCAAAGTCGCCGGAATAGCCGTTGTTGTTTGAAACCATGTAATATACGGAGTCGTCCGCATAGAATGGATCATTATCTCCCTCAGCATCCAGCGAAAGGGATACGGCACCGGGCATTGCTACAGGCGTTCCAAAGGTAACAGTACCGTCTGCGGCAAGCGTAGCAATGGCGTAGTGGCAGTTTTTAAGGCCGAACTTGACCTTGTTACTCGTGTTAGACATAGTTTTTAACCTCCTATAATCTGTGTTTGATATAAGACCTCGTACAGCTTCTCCGACTCGATCCATACCTCAGATTTCTCATAAGGCAGGTCGTGGGCGATTAAGATGTCCTCGATCTGGGTTTCTGTTTCCGGGTCTTTTACGTCCGTGTATAATTCGATGTTCAGCTCATCAATTTTCTTGAACACCGTGTCATCCGCGAACATATTGTCAGAGCCCGGATATAGAAAAACGAGGAAGGGTGGGTCTGGTGACTCGCCTTCGGCAAAATGGTCGTAGGCAAGCGGCAGACCGGCTTCCTCTAACATGGTGATTACATCGTCGTATGTCATGATCCACCTCCCAGCTTCTGCTTGATGGTATTGACGAGCTTTTCGTTTCCGCGCTCCTCGGCTGAGGCGATATGAGGCTGTGCCGGAACACGTCCGCCGCCTTGTTTCACATGCCCGTGCTCCAGAAGGTGTGCCAGCTGATAGCGGTTCCTCGAATGCACTACAAGATCAATGCTCTGTGAATCCTCATGCATATTTTTGACTGCCCAGCTTTTCTTGTATTTGCCGGTATCGACCGGAGCGCCTGCCTGAATATCCTTACGGACGGAAGCAGCAGTTTCTTTCACAGCGGCCTTCATGTCATCTGTGGCGAGCTTTGAATATTTTTCGAGTTCCTCCATAATGGCGTCGCCCATCTCGTTTATTGATACATTTCTACTCATGCGTTCTTCTCCAGTTTGCAGTTGAATTTCAGGCTGTTATGCTTATAGCCCATCGGATTCACATAGGTGATGTTGTAGGTGCGGCCTTCCGCGATGATCCGGTATTTTGTCGATTCCACATCCGCAAGCTCAGAGCAGTAGCGGCAGGTGAAGTCCAGCGATTCCTCCGGATTGATGACTACACCGGAAGATTCGGAACCGGAGCTCGTGCCGACAGTCGCCCAGCAGGAGAAATAATCCGCCCAGCCGGTTTTGTGGTTTCCGTATTTGTCGACGATGACCGTATTTTTCTGGAAAGTGACGCGCACCCTCATAGCTGCTATATTCATGAAAACGCTCCTTCCCGTATTGCAAAAAGAAGTGAGCGTAGTGTCATGGTAAGAGCATGGTGGTCGGCTTCCTCCCTGTGCTCAAAGAGATAGGCACAGGTATAGAGGATAGCGACCTTCATGGTTTCCCGGATTGCAGACAGCTCCGCTTCGGTATATTCATCAGAAGAAGTAGCATCGGAGTCGATCGCTTCCCACTGATCATCCGAAAGTCTTGCAATATCAATACATAAGCGAATTGCGGAGGCCAAGAGGATACCGACCGTGGCATCCTCATCCGACGAATCTACGCGCAGATAGGCCTTCGCATCTTCAGTTGAAATCAAAGCCACGGTCGTTCACCTCCCTGCCTTAAGAACCGGAAGTTGCCTTCATGTCAAGAATCTTGATGCCTTCGGAAAGGATCAACTTGCCGTCAACACGCTCCGTGCAGGTAAAGCCGACCTGACCGTTGGTAGCGTAAAGTTCATTGAGGCGCTTGATCGTGCGACCGGCTCTATCAGCGATCCAGTAGCAGGAGAAGTCGCCGAATGCGATGGCTCTTGCGCCTGCGGCCATTGTAGGTACCTTCGGAGAGGTGTAGAGCGGATAGCCAAGCAGTCTGTCGGGCTCTCCGGCAGTAAGTGCAGGCTGCCATACATAGACGCCGTTCAGATCCTTGAGCTTTCTGATAGCTGCGACAGTTGCATCGTTCATGAGGAACTTCGCCTTGCTGCGATATGGTGCCTTGAGAGAGTACACAAGGCTGATCAGCTCATCGGCGGTAATTGCCGTAGCGGAAGCTGCGGTTACGCCGGAAGGAGCACCACCTGCGGTAGAAGGGATGAACAGGCCAGTAGGTCTGTCGATAGCCGTCTGGCCGGTCTGCACAGCACCGTTGATGAAGGCATCCTCTTCAGCTTCACCGAAGGCGCGACCGAATTCCTCGGAGATGTAGCCTTCGATATCAAAGAAGCTGTCGGAAAGCAGCTCGTCGGACACCTTGATGAGGTCAGTCAGCTTAAAAGCGTCAATGCTGGTCTGCGCGAAGGTCGGATTGCTCTCGGTGTAGGCACCGTTCTCAGCAGTCCACGCCGCCTGCGTGTGACCATTTGCCACGGGGATCTTGCGCTCGTTCTGTGTGGTGATGACCTTGCAGCCGATAGTACGCATGATGTTGTTTTCATTGAGCGCCTGAACAAGGGTGTGCTCGAATTCAATCGGAACAAGGTATCCGCCGTTTGCATCGGTTCCTTCCTCAAGGACATCGCGGATTGCGGGATTGCCGGGATGACGGATGTTGTCCCAGAAGGCCTTTTTATAGGCTGCAGAAGCTCTGCCGGGCTTATCCTCCGGTTCATCCTTTACACCGGGCTTTCCGGTGAGCGGAGTAGAAGTCGGTGCGCTCATCATCTTGTCGATCTGCTCCTGACGCTGCAGGCGCTCGATATCCTTGGTGAGGTCGGTGACTTCCTTTTCCATCTTGTCGTAGGTTGCGGCATCCTCCGCAGAAACCATGCCGCCGTTCTGAGAGTGGCTATTAAGAAACGCCTTAGCGGCCTCCCACGCCTTCGCTCTCTTGTCCATGAGTTCCATAATCTGAGTCATAATAAAAATCCTCCTTTAATGTGCGAGAAGCGAAAGGCGCTTCTCAAGATCGGTTACTGGTACCATGTGTTTATTTGCTTCCGGCTTTTTCTTAGGAAGCAGTCGGGAAAGCAGTGAATCAGTGACGGCCTTGCGGGAGAAAAGCATCTCCGCGTCAGCCGTATCCTCAGGGACGGATTTTTCTCCATCCCCGAACAGAATCTCGTCAGCGAAGCCGAGCTTCACGGCTTCCTTGGCGTTCATCCATGTCTCGGCATCCATGAGCTGTGAAATCTTGTGACGGGAGAGCCCGGACTTGATTTCGTAGGCATTCATAATGGATTCCTTGACTTCGTTTAACATGTCGATGGCCTTCTGCATTTCCTCGGTATCACCGATGGCGATGGTCGCAGGGTTGTGTACCATCATCATGGCCACGGGACTCATGCAGACCTTTGTTCCGGCCATAGCGATAACCGATGCCGCCGAAGCAGCAAGAGCGTCAATCTTGACCGTTACATCATGTGGGTAATCCATCAGCATGTTGTAGATCTGCGCAGCAGCAAAAACATCACCGCCCGGAGAGTTGATCCAGAGGGTGATGTTTCCATCGCCTGCATGCAGTTCATCACTAAATAGCTTGGGTGTTACTTCGTCGCCGAACCATGTCTCATCGGAGATTTCCCCGTCGAGGTAGAGCGTTCGGTCGGAGCCAAAGCTGTCCGGCTCCTCGTTTCGCACCCAGTTCCAAAACTTTCTGGTCATAGTGCCTCCTTCTTTCTGAACCGGGTGCGCCCGTTTTCGGGTTCCGGTTCGGTTTGTGTTTCCTTTGTTTCATCAGCTTCCTCCTGCGTCTGTGCTGAGGCCGCAAAAATACCCGCGTCCTTGAGCTTGGTCATATTGCCATTGATCAGGTACAGGTCGCCGCCTTCCTCCTCCGGAATACGGTCGAGGTTTTCAAGCTCCCTGATATCGTTAGCGGACATCCAGCCATTTTGGCGTCCGACCGCATAGCCGTTCATGCGGCTCTGGTAGTCGCCTCTGAGCAGACCGTCCACGTTGAATTTGAAGAAGTAGTTTTTCTTTTCATCCGGAGAGAGCAGGGCTCTCTGCATGGACTGTTCCCAGCGACATACCCACGGGTCGAGCGTGTATTTCACAAATTCCAGCGACTGTTGCTCGATATTTGAGAAACTCGATTTCTCAAGATCGCCGATCATGTGAGGCGGGATGCGGAAGATACGTGCGATTTCATTGATCTGGAACTTACGTGTTTCCAAAAACTGCGCCTGTTCCGGTGAGATGGAGATAGGCGTATATTTCATGCCTTCCTCCAGCACAGCCACCTTGTTTGCATTAGAGCTGCCGCCGAAAGCAGAGTTCCAGCTTTCTCTTACACGCTCCGGATCTTTTACCACACCGGGATGTTCCAAGATACCGCCGGGAGTCGCGCCGTTTGCAAAAAACTTAGCGCCGTATTCTTCGCAGGCTATTGCCATGCCGATGGCATTCTTAGCCATAGCAATCGGGCTGTAGCCCACAAGGCCGTCAAAGCCAAGGCCGGGAACATGCAGTACGTCGGACGGCTGGAGCCTTACGCGGCTGCCGTTCATCGTGTGCGCCTCATCCTGTGATGTTTGGTATTCGTAATAAAGCTCTCCGTTTTCATCACGGTTGACCGTCATACGATTTGGCATCAAAGGATAGAGCGCGACCACTTCACCTTTGCCGTTCCGAATGATCTGCGCGTAGGCATTTCCCCACAGGAGTAGGTGCGTCATCAATGTTTCCCGGAATACAAAGGATGTCATTTCCGGATTTGGCTCATCGTGAAGCAGGAAATAGAGCGGATGATTTATCGCTTTTTCCTTGCTGCCGCCTTCGCCGTATCGATAGAGGTGAATCGGCAGTCCTGCAATCGCCTCGGACAGAATCCTCACGCAGGAGTAGACCGCCGTCATCTGCATGGCGGAGCGCTCCGTTACAGCCTTGCCGGAGGTCGTGCCGCCGAAGAAGAAGCGGTAGGAGCTTCCGGTTGTTGAATTGGTAGGCTTATCTCTTGAACGAAACAGTCCTGAAAATATGCTCATATTGATCACCTGCCTTTCAGATAAATAAAATGCCTCTGTCGTCATAGACAGAAGCACCGTTGTCATTGCCGCAGCGGATCGCACGGTCAAGCGCCATGATGGTGGCGATAGCACCGTCGATCTTCTCTGTAGATTTTTCCTTGTCAGCCTTGATATTTCCGGCTGGGTCAGTACGAATGAAGATGTTATCCATATTCCAGCGGAGCACCGGGTGGCCGCCGTGAGCGAGCTTTTGCTCAAGTGTCAGCTTCATGAGTTCCTTTGTGGGCGGGCTCATATCCTTAAAGCCCTGTCCGAAGGGCACGACAGTAAAGCCCATGTTCTCCAAGTTCTGAACCATCTGGACTGCTCCCCAGCGGTCGAATGCGATCTCGCGGATATTGAAGCGCTCGCCGAGGCGTTCGATGAATTTCTCGATATAGCCATAATGAATAACATTGCCCTCGGTGGTCTGCAGCATGCCTTCCTTTTCCCAACTGTCGTAGGGCACATGATCGCGCCTCACGCGAAGCTCCAGCGTATCCTCTGGCACCCAGAAGTACGGGAGGATCACATACTTGTCGTCTTCATCCCGTGGCGGGAATACCAGCACAAAGGAAGTAATATCCGTAGTGGAGGACAGGTCAAGACCGCCATAGCAGACACGGCCTTCGAGGTCGTCCTCATTAACTGGAAAGGCACAGGCGTCCCATTTATCCATTGGCATCCAGCGGACAGCCTGCTTTACCCATTGATTAAGGCGTAGCTGCCTGAAGGAATTCTCTTCACCGGGGTTTTGCTTTGCCGATTCGCAGGCCGCTTCCACCTTGTCAATGCCGACCGTGATACCGAGAGAGGGGTTTGCCTTTTTCCACACTTCCGGATCAGTCCAGTCCTCGTCAGGTTCTGCACCGTAAATGACTGGATAGAAGGTTGGATCGACCTTCCTGCCGTCGAGGATGTCCTGCGCTTTCTGGTGGACTTCATAGCAGATGGTGTTTGTATCATTTCCAGCAGTGGTAATCAGGAAATACAGCGGCTGCATTCTGGCATCGCCGGAGCCCTTTGTCATTACATCAAAGAGTTTCCTGTTCGGCTGGGTGTGCAGCTCATCGAATACCACGCCGTGGATATTAAAGCCGTGCTTACTGTAGGCCTCAGCGGAGAGCACCTGATAGAAGCTGTTGGTAGGCTCATAGATGATCCGTTTCTGGGAGGTCAGTATTTTGACGCGACGATTAAGCGCCGGGCACATTCTCACCATATCCGCAGCAACATCAAAAACGATGGTGGCCTGTTGTCTATCTGCAGCGCAGCCGTAGACCTCGGCGCGTTCCTCACCGTCACCGCAGCAAAGGAGCAGGGCGACAGCAGCGGCCAGCTCTGACTTTCCCATTTTCTTAGGAATTTCGATATAGGCCGTATTGAACTGACGGTAACCGTTCGGCTTCAGGACACCGAACAGGTCGCGGATGATCCGTTCCTGCCAGTCGATGAGTTCGAAGGGCTTTCCTGCCCACGTGCCTTTGGTGTGGGTGAGCTGCTCGATGAACATCACCGCGAAGTCCGCCATCTGCTTGCTGTAGTGAGAAGTCTCTGCCATGAAGCGGGTCGGCTTATAGTTTTTCAGTTTTCGCATTGGCACGGTGGCCGCCTCCTTTCAGGGCAAAATAAAAGACCGCCATAGCGATCTGGTATCAGTACGAGAGAAAGAGCCTACTGGCTCAGTCTCCCGGAATATTCATATTCGGGTTTAATGCTTAGTTGTGATTCTCCAGCAGGATGCAAAGCGCCATCTCTGCTTCTTTGCAGGTGGGATGAATGTCCCAGCCTCTGTCGTAGTTGCAAACGATCTTGCCGTCAATCTTGATCATGAGCTTGCTGATTCTGCCGCCGTTAATGCCGTAGGTCTCGCTTGGCTCATCGTAGTGCTTTACCCAGTAGTGGCACTTGGTATATTTTTCCTTGTCCTTGGCATCCGGGATGCCGATAACTCCTTCGCTCCACATTTCCTTACGCCTCCTTTACCGTCATCTTGAAGGCCGGGATGAGGGCGTGCTCGTCGCTTCCGAAGTGGGTGTAGCGCTCCTTGACCTTTACAATTCCGTCCAGCGTGCAGCCGAGCTCCTCAAACTTTGCAATGGTCTCGATGAGGCTTGAGAAGGTGGAGCTGATGGTGAATTCCTTTACTCCGAGCTTCCGGCAATCTTCAAGGATCGCTTCGATGTCGTAATCCCAGATGACTTCGGCGAAGTTCGGCAGGTCGTTTCCGGCTTCCTTGCTGTAAAGGTAGGCCTGTCCCAGCGTCCACTGGCATCCGATCTCTTCCCAGCGCATTCCGGGCTTCGCGTTTTCTATGGCTTCGATTGTGTACTTCATGGTGGTTCCTCCTTGTGGTTGTTTTCCCTTTTGGTATGTACATATATCACTCTGAACGCCTGTCATAGCAAGCTATTTATCGAAATAAATGTGACAATCCTGAGGGAACATTTGAGGCCTAAATTGTGTAGTTTATGCCTCGCCGGACATGATGAATTTCACGTATTCAGACCGGTGATCCTCAAGGTATAAAACCAGCTCGTAGAAGTCCCGTTCATAGGCCAGCCGCTGCACCGTGTTTACATCGAACATATTTGTAAGGCCGGTATCCCGTATGGCGAGGATCTGCTCCTTTACCTTTTCGTCCATATCAGTCCACCACCTTTCGCACACGGTCGATGCCGTAGATGACATTCAGGCCGGAGCCATTGTCCCAGTTCACCATAAGGCTGCCGGTATCGTCGACTCCCGTAACGGTTCCCTTGGTGCCGATAGGCGGAGCCTGCACATCGTCCATCTGGAGAAGCTCCACGCGGGTGCCTGCCGGGTAGCGGGAGCGGAGCGCTTCAAGCTGCTCTTTTGTGATCATTCGCATGCTGCCACCTCCTTTTCCGGTGCGCCGTTCTTCCAGCTGGAGTTGCCGGAGAGGTTCTTAAGGAGAATTTTGCGCTCTGCCTTATATTCGTTTCCGATGAAGCCAAGCCGCAGGAGGAAGCAGCGGAATGCGTACTTCTCGTTGTCAACTTCCTTCTCAGTGGCACTGATGCGCTTCAAATCCCGGCTCATCTTGCCAAGGGCTGCAATGAAGTGGGTGTAGGCCTTGACCCCATCCGGCTCCGGCATCTCAGTAAACCAAGGGAAGCTGACCGTATCCTCTGTGACTTCAATGCCAAGGTCGTCAATGCCGAGTGCCTTCTTGATGAGGCGTTCCTTGGCTGTGAGTAGGTTGGTGAGATTTCCGACCGCCACCTTGTCGAGCGGGAGGCTGACTGTAAGACCGGTGGCTTCATCGTCGCTTTCGACCTCTTCGGTATCCTCCGGTGTGAAGCCATCCGCGATCAGGTTGTGGATGATGCGTTCCAGCTTGTCTGCGTCCTCGCAGGTTACGCCGCCTTCTTTGTCGACCGTGATGTCGCCGATCTCGTAAGCGCAGGTCGGCATACGCATGTAGATCGCCTTGTCGCCGGTGAGGTTTTCAATGGCTGCGACTAATGCTTTTCTGTCGTTTCCGGTTACGTTGTAATTTGCTTTCATGAGTGTGTTCCTCCTTTGTGAGATTAAGTTTTTTTGCTGTGCCTTTCGGCATGTATATACATCACTCTGAAAGCCTTATTTATCAAGCGATTTCCGACATTTTCTTGAGTAGAAAATCGCCGAAGAATCCGGGCAGAAATTGTGTATTATACACTCGCCGTCGGAGAGGTCTCGACTTCCTTTGCCAGAGCGGAATAGAGGAGCTTTTCGCCGTTTCTTATTACATACACATTCTCATCATCACCGGTATCCTCCACGTAACGGCGAAGGATGACAGAGGCGTATTTCGGATCGAGCTCCATCATGTAGCAGACGCGGTTTAACTGCTCACAGGCCATCAGTGTGGAGCCGGAGCCGCCGAAGGTATCAATAACTACAGAATTCTCCTGAGAGGAATTCTGGATGGGATAGCCCAGAAGGTCGAGCGGCTTACTGGTCGGGTGATCCTTATTGCGTTTTGGCTTATCGTAGTTCCAGATGGTGGTCTGCTTGCGGTCGGAATACCACGGATGCTTGCCGTTTTGCAAAAAGCCGTAGAGCACAGGTTCATGCTGCCACTGATAATCGGAGCGACCGAGCACGAGGCTGTTCTTTACCCAGATACACACACCGGCGAGGTGAAAACCTGCGTCAATGAATGCCTTTCGGAACGTGAGCCCTTCGGTATCCGCATGGAAGCAGTAAGCGGCTCCGCCTTTTTCGAGGTGGTCAGCCATGTTCTTAAAAGCTGCCAGCAGGAACCTGTAAAATTCCTCGCCCTTGAGAGAGTCGTTCTGGATCGTAAGGCCGTCCGAGGCTTTGAAAGATACGCCGTAGGGCGGATCGGTCAGGACGAGGTTTGCTTTCTTGCCGTCCATGAGCTTTTCCACATCTTCCGGCGAGGTGGCATCGCCACACATAACACGATGCCTGCCGACTGTCCAGATGTCGCCGGGCTCCACGAAAGAAGCCTTCTCAAGGGCAGCGGTGAAGTCAAAGTCATCATCGGCGATGTCCTTTTCATTCCCGGTGCCGAGCAGCTTATCCAGCTCACCGGCGTCAAAGCCGAGGAGAGATAGGTCAAAGGACTGATCCTGCAGGTCAGATAATTCGACCGACAGCATTTCCTCATCCCAGCCTGCGTTGAGCGCCAGCTGATTGTCCGCAAGGATATACGCACGCTTTTGTGCTTCCGTCAGGTTCTCGGCAAAGACGCAGGGCACGGTTTCATATCCTTCCTCGCGGGCAGCCGTAACGCGACCGTGGCCGACGAGGATGTTATAATCTGCGTCAATGACCGCAGGACTCACAAAGCCGAACTCCCTGAGAGAAGCTCGGAGCTGTGCGATCTGTTCTTTGCTATGTGTCCGGGCATTCCGGGCATAGGGCACCAGCTTATCAATAGGTACCTGTTCCAATTTCTGTGTGTTCATTTACATATTCCTCCTGCTTCGAAGCAGCTGCTCCATCACGCTGTCCTGCGGGCTGCCCTCAAAGGGCTCGGTGCAGTTTTGCTTTACAATGTCGTAAATTTCGTACCAGAGCAGGTTGGCCTGCTTCTGAAAGTTCATCAAAAGCTGTGTGAAAGGGCTCGCAATGGCAGCGCCGGTGGTCGGGTGCTTTCCGAGCATTCCGTATTTGCTGACCGCTTCGGAACACTGGATATACCGGGCAAAGGCCTCAGAATAGCTTTCGAGCAGGCGCTTGTTTACCAGCCTCTCGCAGCCACGTTCCTTGAGCCACAGCCATGTTTCTTTATAGATTTCATCTGCGCCGAGGGGCTTGCCGTCCTTCTGCAGAGCAGAGAGGTAATCGTCCGGACTTGGCATATCCATGCCTTCCAGCTCTACGCCGTCACCGATGTCGTCAACATCGAAGTCGGTCATGTCTTCTGTGAAGTCCGGCAGCTCCATACGCTTTGCAGGTGCGCCTTTCATTATTTTGTCGGCGAGGGCGTCCGGCTTGGAGCCAGCTTTGACACGCCGCCCGCCGCGATAGGTTCCGTCTTTCGCCATGTCGATCACTTCCATTTCTGTGGTGCAGGGTTTAATACCCTGTTTGAATTGCAATTTTTGCGTAAAAGACCCCGCGCCGTTTTCCGGGGAAAAGGGTCGTAGAGATTTTGACCGCCCTACCGGTCGCCGCGCTCGTGGTGAATCTTCTCGTGACACGAACGACAAAGACTCATAAGGTTGGACTCGTCATTCGATCCTCCCTCAGCAAGCGGCACGATGTGGTGGACTTCCTCAACCGCGACGTAGCGTCCTTCCTTTAAGCACTGCTCACAAAGCGGGTGCTTATGAACGTAGCGGTCACGGATTCGTTTCCATGCTCTGCCGTAGCGTTTGCCGGGAGAGTAGCCACGCTGGAACTTCTCGTAGTGCTGTTCCATGACCTTGGCGTGCTCCTCACAATAAACACCGTCCGTTAGGTGTGGGCAGCCGGGATAGCGGCACGGTCGTTGTGGTTTTCTTGGCATAAGCCGTGCCTCCTTTCAGGGCATAAAGAAAGCCCTGCAGGATGTTCCCGCAAGGCTTGTGTGCTGCGCGTGCAGCTGTTTCTTTATTCTTTTCGCTGATTATATACTATCATAAAGGGCGGGTGGACATCTTAGGACAAAGCAGGACATTTCGGGCGCATTTCAAATGATAATTGGATCATCCGGAAGTGTTACATGAAGGAGCGCCTTGCCGTGCCAGCGACGAATGGTGCGGGCATCTGCACAGAGCTCCATTCCGATCTGCTCCCATGTATAGTTATGGATGTACCGGTACTTGAGTACCATGCGCTCGTCGGTATCAGGAACTGCCTCAATGACCTCCCGTATCTGTTTCTTAAGGTCTGATAGCATTTCCAGCTCACCGGCGATTTTCTTTTCCAGAGTCCACAGCTTCTCAAGCGTTCGGACAAAGGGTGCTTCCGTATTTCGGGAAGTCTGCACGCGGTCTTTATCATATTGGATAGCCGACACGCTACCCGCCATCTCACGCAGGTTTTGTGCTTCCATCGTGTCGGACTTGATTCTCTGATCAAGGCGGTAGGCCTGATGGAGATATTCTTTTACTGTCATAAGGACTTCGCCTCCTCTCGTAGTTTTTGTATGAGATACTCGCCATCCACACTCGTCAGTGCTTTGTACCAGCCGGAGCGGAAGAACCGTTCACATTCCATTGCATCCGACATGGCGGCTTGATTGCCGGGCTTCTTTTTCAGGCGCTTCAGGGAGTCCCGGTAATCCTTCACTGCCTGCAGCACGATGGCATTGGCGAGATTTTCATAAGGATCGGTCATCACACCACCTCAAGGTCAGCCTTGACCGCGTCAATCAGTGCGGTCTGCGTCATCTCTTTCTTGGATAGCGCCTTTACGATCCTTTCGTCGATGGTGCCCTTGGTAATAATGTGCTGGATCACCACAGTGCCGGATTCTTGACCTTGCCGCCAGAGACGGGCGTTGGTCTGTTGATATAATTCCAGCGACCATGTAAGACCGAACCACACAAGGGTGGAGCCTCCGGCCTGAAGGTTCAAACCGTGACCGGCAGAGGCCGGATGGATGACTGCTACAGGAATCTTTCCCGCATTCCAGTCAGCAATATCGCGGCTGGTCTTGATCTCCCGAACATTGAAGCGGTTCTTGATGCGACTAAGGTCATGCCGGAACCAGTAGGCCACAAGAAGCGATTTTTCATTGGCGGCCTCGATAATATCCTCCAAAGCGTCCAGCTTCCTATCGTGGAACTCGATGACCTCACCGGTATCGGCATATATGGCACCATTTGCGAGCTGTGAGAGTTTGCCTGTAAGCGATGCAGCATTGGCAGCAGTCACCTCACCATCAGGGAGCTGCAATATGAGCTCCTGTTTCAAATCTTCATAACGGCTGCGCTCAGAGTCAGAAAGCTGCACTTCATATTCTGTTGAAACCAGCTCCGGCATCTTCAGATGGTCGGTAGATTTCATGGAAATCGTGATATCCGAGATCCTCCGATAGATGGCGTCCTCCGCATAGGGCAGTGGCTTGTAGGAGTAGATGATCTCGCCGTTTCTCTTGTCCGGCATGAAGTAATTTGTCCGGTACTGTGTGATAAAGCGTCCGAGGCGCTCGCCCATATCCAGCACTTTAAACTCTGCCCACAGATCCATGAGACCATTTGAAGAAGGAGTGCCTGTGAGCCCGATAATGCGATGGAGCTTCGGCCTAACCTTCATCAGAGACTTAAAGCGCTTGGATTTATGATTTTTGAAGGATGACAGCTCATCGATAATCACCATATCGAAGTCAAAGGGAAAGCCGGACTCGTCAATGAGCCACTGCAGGTTCTCGCGGTTGATGATCGTGATGTCTGCTCTCTGCATGAGGGCAGTTTTACGCTCCTTCGGTGTCCCGACTGCGACCGCATAGGTCAGACCTCTTAGGTGCTCCCATTTCTGGATTTCTGCTGGCCATGTATCGCGGGCGACTCTTAAGGGAGCTACCACTAAAACGCGATGCACTTCGAAGCTGTCAAACAACAGGTCATATACTGCCGTCAGACTGATGATCGTCTTGCCAAGTCCCATATCTAAAAGGACTGCGGCCACAGGGTGCTTTTCAATATAGCGGATGGCATAGTCCTGATAATCATGTGGATTGAAGTTCATCGATCATCCCTCCAATCTGCGCCGGGTCGTCAATGACATAGACCCGGTATCCGAGTTCCTGAAGCAGCCTGTGACGTGAGAGCTGGAGCGGGCGTGGCTTTTTGCCGGGAGCCTTCAGCTCTGCGAAACCGATATGGCCGTCAGGTAATAAGATCAGACGGTCGGGCATTCCTGCGAAAGAGGGACACACCAGCTTAAGCGCAATCCCGCCGGACTTTTTCACCGCCGTCGTTAACTTGTTTTCTATCTGTTTCTCATTCATAGGTAACCTCCGTCAGGTGCGAATTTCCGGCGATGTGCAAGGTGTATCAATGGTATTTACCAAACTTTTTCTTAGAGCTATTTTTTAAGGCCTAAGAGAGTTTTTATATAAGACCTTGATACACCTTGTCATAGTCCCGGATTACTGCAGAAAATCTTCCTCTGCGCCGTTGTCCTCATGAATCTTTAAGCCCTTGAAATAGCGCTTCCGATTCAGTGTCAGCCGCTCGAATCCGGCTTTCTCCAGCGCAAAGTAAAAGTCTGCCGTGCTGCGAACATACTCATTGCAATCCAGCGAGTAGTTGCGGTATGCCTGATAGAGCGCCGAGGAGCTTTCCTTAAAGGACTCATCTACATCGCACTTCTCATCCAGAAAATGTCCGAACCAGTCGTTCTGGCTGCGATATTCATCGATGGCCTTCGTCACGCAGTCCGGTACCGGAATCTGGTAGTCCAGCGCGATGACCTTTTTAGCTCCTTCGATGATCCATGCCAGAATGCTTTCACCGGCATTTTCATACAGGTACTCACCGTAATTTTTGATGTCGGCCTTGCCTTCGATCTTGGCATTGAACGGGATCACGATAAGCCTGCGCCAGATACCGTCATCGGAGGCGGAGACGCGAGGCAGGTGGTTCGTATACAGCACCAGCGTGTGGCAGGGCTTGAAGGAAAACGGATCTTTATATTTCTTCTCTGCAAATACATCATCCGTAGAGCAGAGCTGCTTGACGGTGGAGTCGTTGAGCCTTGCGCCTTCCTGCATTTCCGCAGCGATCAGCAGGCGCTTGCCTTTGACCTCAGCCATTTCCGGCTTGATGTTCCTGCGGCAGCCGACGGTCAGGGTATCTGCGGATATATTTCCACTGTAGAGTCCCAGCACGCGGGAGATGGCATTCCAGAAGGTGGATTTGCCGTTGCGCCCATCGCCGTATGCGATGATGAGCGCCTCCACAAAAACTTTCCCGATTGCAGCAAGGCCGCAGATCATCTGAACATAATCGATGAGCTGCTGATCCTTCTGAAAAATGAGATTCAGGTTGTCCAGCCAGAGCTGGGTTCCCTTGACGCCGGGTGAGACCGAGGTAATTTTCGTAATGAAGTCATCTGCGGAATGTTCACGGGCACCGGCACAGCCTAAGCGAAGGTCATAGGTCGCTTCCGGTGTACAGAGCAGGAAGCAGTCCGCATCCAGATCCCTTGGCGAGATTTCCAACATCGGATGGGATTCCTTGAGGGTTGACGTGATGTTCTTGGAATCACGCCTGCGGATAGCAAAGCTCTGATAGGCTTTTGCGGCAAGGAACTCCTGATATGCCTTCATCTGTTCATCGTTCATGAGCTGTTCGGCCTTGGTCTTTGATGTATTGTCGAGGATTTCCTGAGCTCCGCAGTTTTTGAGCTTCTGCAGCGCTTCACACATGAGCCGGTTCGACTCGTTCAGCTGCCTGCGGGTAAGCTCATGGGCGACAGCCTGAGCACCGGGTTCCGTTTCCTGCCAGTAATGGTCGCTGTAGCGGATGAAGTGGGTGGCCGGTGAGTAGCGCAGCTCGTTCGCAAAATACTTAGAGAGCACTTCGGCCTGTCCGACGTCGGAGAAGTCCTCCGGCATATAGCTGTTCTCGTCGTTATAGATTTCCGGAGGAACGTATCCGTCCTCGCGGCTGATTTTTGAATAAAAGCGCTGGGCACTATGCCAGATTGTGGAGAGCTCACTGTTGTCGAGAGGCGGCACGCAGGTTGCGGCCTTCTCCAGAAAGCTCTGATAGGCCTTTTCTGTGTCACCATACTTCTTGATGACGATTCCAGCGAAGCGGGACATGGTAGCGTTACGGCTTCCTTCAGGGATCACAGCATCCTTTTCATGGCCGCCGGGCAGGTCAGCATCGAACTCGACATCATTCAAAAATTCCGTGAGGTTCATGCGTCCGGGATAGAGCTCCACATCCGGTTCCTGCGTCCCGAAAAAGAAACGCGCCGCATCCAGAGCCTTGGTATCGAAATACGGGAATATGGAATTGACCAGCTTCTTCATGTCGCTGTACAGGGTGGCGTCCGTCACGCGATCAATGGGAAACAGAACATGGAACTTCGGTCTTGCGGGCTTCCCGTTTTTCTCACGCTGATTAAAACGGCTGTAGTGGATTGCGATGCTGACACCGGGAAAGGCCTCAAGCACATCTGCCGGTGTTACCCAGTCCTTTGAATCTTCTGAGTGGTCATTGTCACAATCTACGGGCAGGCAGTCGGCTGAGAGGAAGTTGTCGTTGTTGCGGTAGTGGTTTTTGTATTCCGCGCACACATAGTCGTGGCCGACAGCAGCTTTCAGGGAGTCTACGTCCATGACTATGGTCTTGTGCGGATAGGAGCAGTTTCCGGGATTGCCGATAAAGTCTGCACTATACAGGGTAAGCATCAGTCATACACCTCCTCCGATTCTTCCTCCAGCACCTTTGTGATAAATTTCAGTGCGCGGATCATGGTTTCCAGCTCACAATCGCCACCGAGGGTTACTTCAAAACCGTTGCAGCCGAATCTGTCTATAAAAGGCGTGACATGGATATCTGTGCTGGCTTCATCGGAAATGCGGAAATAGGTGCGTCCGCCGTGGCCGGTGTCGCCACCTTTGTAGCCGGTTGTTCCGGCTTCGACCTGCAGGATATTGGCACTTACAACATCGCGGGTGTAGGTAGTGATCTCAGTGCCATCGAAAAGCTCTCTGCGATTTTCTTTAATTTCATACATAGCGTTAGACCTCCTGACATTCTTCTGTGAAATAGCGCAAGCGATAGTCCTTCCACTTGGCGCGTTTGATTTCTGCTTCCATCCCGGATGAGATGCGGCTTCCGAATACCCAGACCTCCGCACACTTGCTCATGAGGGCATTTCCGAAGAACAGACCCAGCTCACGTTCTTCTGGATTGTCATCATCAAGGAACTGCGGAAACAGAAGGTGTGGTGCGATGGGGATATATCCCTTGTCTACGGCAAAGCGGCTGTAACGTCTGGCGTTATTTACATTGCCTTCCACATCTCCGGAAAACGGAGAGCAGATGTAGACGATAGGCCGGAAAGCACGAAGGGACTGCTTTTCATTTGCAGCAATCCGGGAGAGTGCTTCACCTGCGGTTGGGTCAGGATAGCCTTCGCTGTTGCGATAATCGTTGCTCACTCAAAAGTCCTCCTTTCCGGGCAGACTTAAAGGCGTCCACCTCCAATTTCCACTGGAGATGAACGCCTGATTTGAGCGGACGATTTTTAATCTTTTTTATAGAAGGGCGTGGTGTAACCGTCTGCGCGGAGCTTCAGGCCTTTTGCCCACGGCGGAGTCCTGCCCATCTGTTCACAGAGAACGTCAAGAGACATGCGAGGGTCTGCTTCGATGACCAGTTCGTCGTGGATATGCATGACGATGGAGCAGCAGCGAAGCGTCTTCATGGCATAGCAGAGAATATCGCGGGAGGTTGCCTGCACGATATTTTCCACGAATTTCGGCCCGTATGAATCGAGCCGTTCCCATTTTTTCGTGCTGCCGATGCCCTCATAGGTAATACACTCACCTCCGAATTTATTCGTACCGACCTTTGGCTTCACATAGGCGAGGTTCCGTCCGGAGGGCAGCGTAATAAAGAGCATCCCAGAGCGGCAGGAGAAAGTAAGCCCGTAGCTGCTGGTTGTGTGTTTATACTTCACAGCCTCCATGACAGCGCGGTCGACATCCCACCAGAATTTTACGATGTTAGGATTTGTCTGCCGCCATGCATCCACCAGCGGAGGAAGCTCATCTTCGGAGAGTCCCATCTCTATAGCGCCCATTGCCTTTAAGGCACCGACCGAGCCGCCATAGCCGAGCGCGAGTTCCGCAATTTTGCCCTTTTGGCGCAGATGGCCGTTAATGCCATGTTTCTCAACCGGAACATGGAACATCTGATTGGCACTGGCGCAGTAGATGTCACCTCCGGTTTCAAAGACCTTTTGACGCCACGTCTCACCGGCATACCACGCGATGACTCTTGCTTCGATGGCGCTGAAGTCGGAAACATAAAATTGCGTACCGTCCTTCGGAATGAATGCTGTTCGGATCAGCTGAGAGAGGGTGTCCGGGACGTCTTCATATAAGAGCTTCACAGCATCGAAGTCGCCGGATTTGACAAGGGCACGAGCATCGGCCAGATCCGGGAGATGATTTTGCGGGAGGTTTTGTAATTGTATAAGCCTGCCTGCCCAGCGTCCGGTACGATTAGCGCCGTAAAATGCAAACATGCCGCGAGCCCTGCCGTCATCACAGACCGCACGCTCCATCGTCTGATATTTCTTGACGGAGGATTTGGCAAGCTGCTGTCGGATTTCCAGAACGGTCTGAAGTTCGGTCGGAGCGGTTTTGATAAGCTCTGCCACGACTTTCTTTCCAAGGCTGTCAGTTTCGAGCCCGTTGTCGGAGAGCCACTGCTTCATTTGCTGGACGGAGTTTGGATTATCAAGTGCTGTCATATCTTTCATGGCAGCAGTCAGTTCTGACCGGGAGCGGGTGTCCATTTCGATGGCTTCCTTTACCAGATCCATATCGAGCCGGACACCACGGTCGTTGATTTCCTGATCGATGTGGTATTCATCCCAGACCGCCTCCGGCACAGGGAATTTTTCAAGACGATCCTTAATGCCGATCTCGGTTTCCACATCGCGGATGTTATATTTTTTGAAGGCTTCCCACTTGTCCGGCGCATGGAAAGGGTGATTCCTCGTGCGACCGCCGTTTGCTTTCGTCGGAGCGCAGGGCACGGAGAAGTATTTGATCAGGTCTTTTCCCTCCGTGAGTTTCTGTTTTTCAAGACCGAGGACGGCACCGACGCCTTCCAGAGAAAGCGGCAGTCCCATTGTTGCCGCCCAGACCATAGAGCAGCGCCAGCTTTCCGGATTCAAGAAGCGTGCGCATTCGGTCGAGAGAGGGTGGTTATCATGGAAGGGATCAAGGCTTACTCCAAGATCACGGAGATATCGTGACAAGCACACCCGTTCAAAATTTGCATTGAAAGCCCATTTGATGACAGTATCATCAGTCAGAGCATCTATAATTTCCTGTGGCAGACGTTCTCCCTGTGCAAGGTCAATGACCGTCACCTCGGAGCCGTCGGCGCTGTAGCCGAACAGCAGTATCTCAAAATCCGGTGACTCGGCATATTTATATACGCCACATTTGGATAGGTTCACGTCGCTGTAGGTTTCGATATCAATACTGAGTGTTTGCATAGATTTTCACCTCAATTCAAACAAGCGGCTTAAGATCACTCCTAAGCCGCCTGCCGTTACTGGATTATTTCAGGGATTCCATACGCTTGATATGGTATTCGTCGTCCTGCGCGGCCTTTTTCTCCTCGCGCTTCTCACGCTTGAAGTCGTTGATCACCGTCTGGATGGCGACCACTGCCCAAGACAGGACTACGATGCAGAAGCACCCGATCAGAATGTTGCAGAGAAGGGATGAAATCATAACTGTGCTTTCCATTGTTTTGCACTCCTTTCCTTAGTTGAGAAAATCTTCATCGTCATCAGTAGCAAAGTCGGACTCAGCGCTTGCCTTGCCGCCGAGAGGCTCACCGTCGCGGATCTTCTGCAAATTGTTAAGTCCGCAGGCGATTCCTTTGTTGCCGGAAGAGTTGAAAGCATAAAACGTGATGCTGGCTCTGCCGTACACGCCGCTGTACACTTCAGAGCGGGTGAGAATCGGATTCAGGTCTGCGTCCACAATGCCGGGTGCAGAGGTTGCATTGGCGTTGACGAAGTAAGCATTCTTGTAGGCCTCGTCGTCCGGACGCTCTGCATCGCCGTCACGCAGAGGAGTCTTCAAAACAGAGAGCGCTGGAACGGACTTGCTGTTGCCCTTGAGCTTGGCCTCGCCCTCCTTGTAGGCAGCCTCGATAGCAGCCTGAATCTTGGCGATGGTCTTGGTGTCGGACTTCGGGATGATGAGGCTCACGCTGTACTTGGGAGTGCCGCCATTGATAGACTTCGGCTCCCAGACGTTCGCATAGCTCCAGCGAGTGTCAACACCGGTGATAACCTTCATGGGATTGCTGATTTTTACATTTTTACTCATTGTCGTTTTCCTCCATAAAATCATTTTTTGCTGTATTCATGGCCGGGCGCTTGTCGCTATCCGGCACAAGTGTGGGTTTGCCCTGCGGCTTTTCAATGTAAGCCGTCAGGAGTTCATCAAAGCGGGACTTGCCGAGGAGCTTCTGCATGGCGGTGATGCCGAGCATCTTTTTCTCATACGGGTCAAAGCCTGCTTTCTCGACCGCGTCAATGACGGCGGCCTCATTGCTGTATCTGCGGTTGCTGCGTCCTTCGACGAGCTTAAAGCCAGTCCATTCCTTACCGGAGAGAGCTTGCTGCAGGGCGTATTCCTTGATATCGGAAGCCCAGCTAACCAGTTCATCTACCTTGCTGAGAATGACCTCGATCTCGGTATCCGTAAGCAGTGGCGGGAGCTTGAAATCATGCTGCGCGAGCTTCAGATTTGCCTCAGCTCTGGCGCGGCACTCGTTCTTAGCCTTACAGAAGCCGCACCATTCACCGCACAGGAAGTTCCCGTCACCGGCAAAAGCCAGATCTGCGGTAGGCTTTAAGACTTCATCTGCCCAGCGATACAGGTCGTCCTTGCTGATCTCATAGGTGCTGACGTTCTGGCGTCTCGGTTGGTAAATGGTCATGGAAACCTGATCGATGTCGTAAATGTCATCGAAAAGCTCCAAAGCGCCGAGGGCATAACACTGCATCTGCGGATTCTCCTCTGCGGAGACTAAGACGCCTAAGCCGTGCTTGTAGTCGATCACCCGGAGCGTACCGTCTGCAATGATGAAGCAGTCGGCGGTTCCGAAGCCCTGTTCTACCCAGCGGGAGAAGTCTACTCGCTGTTCGATAAGGACTACCGGGTCAGCACAGGTCTCCTTGGCGGCTTCGATCTGCTCCAGCACATATTCGGCATAGCCGCTGGTAGCATCCTCCATTTCCTCGGAATACCACTTGAGGCTGTCGGTCGGATCATCTGAAGGAAGTCCCAGCGCGGTTTTCAATTTGTGCTCGCCAAGCGCATGAGCGTCGGTGCCTTCTGCAGCGTAGTCTGATCCTTTGTCCTCATAGGTTTCGCAGAGCCTTGCCGACGGCGGGCAGTGCAGCCACCTGTCGGAGCTGGACGCGGACAGGATTGCGTGTGCTTTAGCTGCCATTGCCGATCACCTCCGCGTCCTTCATCAGGGCTTCGTAGTTTGTCGGATCGATCTCCGAGAGCTTTGCGGCACCGTACTTTTTAAGCAGGGCGCGTACTTCTGCGGTATGACCGGCGCGGGACTTCTCGGCAAGGACAGCTCTTACGTCCTCCAGCTTGAGTTCAGGCTTCGGTTCCTTCTTTGTGGGAGCTTCCGTGGCCTGCACTTCGTTGTCATCGCCGGAAAACTGCTGGTAGAGCCAGTCGGCTGCGGCATTAATAGAAGCAGCAGCGGTGCGGAGCTCTTCGATGGTCTGTGCCATTTCTGCCATCTTTGACATTTTCTTTTCCTCCTTCCTCGGATTGGCTTGCGGCAAGGAGTGAGAGGTTCCTTGCCAGTTTGGCGGATACGTGGCTGATAGAATTCAGGAGCTTGATCTCCTCGTTCACGTTGCCGCCTGTGTCTGCGTAACTGCGGTACATCATGTTCACCTCGCTTTCTGAAGGCTGTGTTCTCTTGCCTTCACCTTCCACTGGAGATGAACTGCCGATTTGAGCGGAGGATTTTATAAAAAAATTCCGACCATCATCCCAAGGTGGGACAATGGCCGGAAAGGGTGTGATGATTACTTGTTTTCGATCTTATGAAGCTCGGTGTAGTAGCGCTTCATTTGGTCAGCAAAGGTACGCTGCGGGCGACCGAGGGCTTCCGCGATCTTACGATCTGAAATCTTAGGATTGTCGAGGCGCATCTGGATAATGCGGTCTGCATCCGGATCAAGTTCGCGGAACCGGGCAATGAGGTGTTTGAGCAAATCGCGGTCAGCAATAATATCTTCTATAGAAGGTCTGCTGTCCGGAATGTAATCTCCAAGAGTGCCGTTGCCGTCCGGAAGCGGCTCGTCGAGAGAAGTGGTATCGGGAGCGTGGTATTCGCACAGGTCGCACTGCCCGTCGCATTTCCAGAGATAGCGTTTGGTGCACATGCAACGTCCATGATATTGCTCGCGTTTTTGTGTTGCCCAGATATCTGGATAGAGGGAACGATACTGCTCCTCGGCGATAGGGGTGAGTGTGACCTTGAAGGGATTCTCCGGGTCACGAAGTGGAAAGTAACGCTTGTTGTCATTGTTTTTCTTAGAATTTTTCATTTTCGGTTCCTTTCTGAGCGAAAGGAGCCGAGAGAACGCAAAGCCGAAGTCATAAGAAACACAAATGGCCGGATAACTCTGAAACATTGTGTTTCAAAGTCATCCGGCCATTTGGTAGTTCATCTCGACTCCGTTGCTCGGTATGCTTTGCGTATTAAGTTTTCGATTCAGTTGTTACATTCCTGCCTGCATTGCGTAAGCAGCAATACGGTTGTGGGAGGATTCCTTTACTGCTGACTCATCGCAAAGGATTTTTACGATGTGATTGCAGTTAGGACACTTGAGCTCGATGTACAGCTTTTCCTTCGGAATATCTGATACATCGCAGGCTCTCTTTCCACAAACGGGACATTTGAGCGGCTTGTTCATGCCTTCCTCCTTTCTTGTAGTATATAAGCGTGTTCGCTGATTTACTACACCTATGGTAAAAAATATGGGAATGCACCTGTGAGAGCACATTCCCGTGCTAACAAAAATATTCGTCGAGAGATAGTTCCTCTCTGGATACCAGTTTTAATTCCTGAAGCCGGTATTTCATGGGTGTGTAGTTGACACTGAATTTCTCGGCCAGTTCAGAAATTGCCTGATCGACATCGTAGGTTTTCGGAAGTGGTGCAGGCGGTGATGAACGTAAGCCCATTGTCTTAAAAAATTCAGCTGTGGCTGCCTCCCGTGGCATCAGGAATGCAGCAGCGCAGTAATTGGCTTGGTATTCAATGACCTCGATAGCGGACATGTTTGACCTGTCTCCGGTCTCTGCGCGGAAGGCTTTCTTCTGGCAGAAGTGCTGGTAATTTGCTGACCGATTCATAAAGCAGCGTGTATGAAGCTTCTGATGGAAGCATTCATGAATGCAGCTGAAGTTCTCGATTCCGCGATTGTCGCCCTCGTTGATACTCCGATCAATGATGATAGTTCCCTTCTCGACAGGAGCCTTTTTGGGAAACATCCCATTGAATACGATGTTGTCTGGCGGAGTCTCGTCGGCTTCATTGATGGGAATCCAAGCATAGTAGTAGCCGTTGTTGTAGGCTGTCATTCCAAGAATCGACTGATCCGGTGACAAGTAAAACCAGTCTGGCGTGCAGTGGATAAAATCCACCACGTCATATACATCAATTTTCTTAGGCCGGATAAGGCGTTCTTTGTCAAAAGACTCGTTCAGGCTGTCCGCCTCATTTTCGAGCTGGGTTTTGCTGTAGTCATAGTACCGCAAATTACGTGTTGCCTCCGTTTTTTTCCTGATTTTCCAGCATGTCAATAATTTTCTGCCAATCATCCTCACCGGCATTGATGTCACGTGCTTTACGAAGAGCAGTGCGGAGATTGCCGACACCCATCACATAGTCAGATAGATCAGGAGATACGCCGTTATCTCTTGAGAGGGCAGCGTAGTCGAATAGCGTATTTGTGTCATCTTCGTTGAGACCCAGCACCTCAGCGATTTTATAGATTTTGTCTTTGTCTGGCGGATACCTCCTTCCTTTTTCAATATCGCTCATGTAAGCAGGGACAATGCCCAGCTCCTCGGCAAGCTTTCGCAGGCTGATTTCTTTCTCCTGCCTTTTGGCTTTTACAAATTCTCCGAATTTGTTTTCCATGACGATCCTCCTTTCGTAGCATGTAAGCGTGTTCGCTTAAATACTACACTAAGTATACACAGTTGCTTCAACGAAGTCAAGGGATCAAATGTAAATTTTCTTTAAACGGTGGCACATGCCCTTAGCAAAAAGCAGGCGAGGAAATCTACAGTAGTACAGTGAACATGGGCTATTTCCCAGACCTTCCGCGTTCGACCGTCTAAGAAGTGGAAGTATTTTTATTGCGGTACACGAGATATTTAATGCGCAAATGCAAATTTTTAATCTGAAATCAGGTTGAAATCTCTCGCCTGATGTGTTATAATTTATAAGGCGTCTTTTGCCGATAGGACTCTAATGGTTAGGAGGAGAATACATGGCAGTCAGCTATAAGAAATTATGGAAATTACTAATTGATAAAAATATGAAGAAAAAGGACTTAAGAGCTGCCAGCGGGATCAGCACAACAACACTTGCGAAACTTGGCAAGGATGAAAACGTCAGTACTGAAATCCTGTCGAAGATTTGTGCTGCCCTGAACTGTGATGTCGGAGACATCATGGAAATGGTGCCCGATGATTCGAAGGATGTGGAATAA